AGCATAGACCATATCTGCCTTTACTTTATGCAATCCCTCAAACGATTTGGCAAGGGTAGTTCCCATATCTAATGGATTCATTTTTTATCAAATACTCTATTCAAGTAAAAGAAGTTAAACGTTCCAACTAAAAGCATTTGATCTTCTTTTGTCCAAATAACTTGTAAGGGTGCGTTAGGATTTTGTAAAAACCACATGATTTTAATGTAGGCAAACAATCCAAAAAGAAGATAAACACCATTGGGTCGTACTAGATTGTTATAAATATCAACGATCTTATTGCCTGTTGGTGTGTTCCAAAACTTCATAATGTTTTCAACAATAGTGGGATCAACTGGCTGTGTAGGCTGTGATTTATCTTCGACAGTGTTGTTGCTTATAGTGGAAGAGCGATCAAGCAGTGCGAGTTCATGCTTATTATCCATCCACTTATTCCAAAGTTTAAAAAACTCAGGACTTAGACGAATAAGATATGAAACAATATATCCTATGAGTGAACTCCCTGTGTATTCAATTGCTGTTTCCATTAGTCAACGCTCCTTCTTACATGTAACTGTGCGACAATACTTTTAATCTCTTCCATGCTCTCTCCCAAATTGGTTAGGCGCAGATCAATTATTTCTTTCGTTACGAAAGCTTTGTAGGCATCATCTCGACTAATGTGCAAATGCTGTATGTCCTTGCACTTCTCTTCTAGCGTTTTGATAGTAATAGTCTGCGCTTGCAATGTCTCCGTTAAAGACTTGATGCTAAATCGCACCCAAGTGTAAACGACCCCTGCAGTAAAAACAAGAGATATAATTTGTAAAACAAAGCTTGGTGTGATGGTAATTTCCACTGTTACGCTCCCAACACCGGCAATTCTTCCAAAAACACCTCTGTGCTCACAGGCGCTTCTCGGTCTCCTACCTTAATCGCGTCTAGAAGTAATGTGTTTTGTTCCTGATTTGTGAAAAGTTCTTTCATGTTTTTCCTTTTTGTCTAAAATATTTAAAGAGTCTTTTTATGCGTATTTCACCCAAAGCTCTGTTTGCTTTACACCTGCAGCGATGACAGCATTTTTGAACGTTTCTCTTGGAATGTTTTGCCACTTGTCGTTTGCATCTTTCCACTCTTTCACAGCGCCGTCTTCCAACATGGTATAAGTTCTGCTCATGCGCTCTTGGCTTGTCTCATCGGCATCGAGCGTATAGCCATCAACCTCGACAATAATTTTGCCAAGCTCATACGTGCGTGCTTGTTTTTTTGCTATCTCAAAGAGGGCATCATCGGTGTACATGTCAGGGTGCTCGAAGCACACCGTTAGGTACGTGTACCCTTCAACCTCCACCCCTTCTACCATCCTTTTTGTAGGGGTAATCCCAACGTTTGCCTGTGTCCTGTTTGCCTCAAAATGGGCTGGCATCTTTGTATTAAACTGCTTAATAATCTCCATAATTTTCCTTTCATTTTTTTAAAAGCACGGACACGCTAAGCGTGTCCTATCTACTAGGTAATGGCTCTATAAGCCAGGGCGACCCACAATATTCCAACCTGCATTCGAAGAAGCATTAACCGAAAACCACGTCGACAAACCCGAAAGCGCACCATTATTCAAAGCGCCGCCGACAATGAGGACGGTACTTCCTGTTGCGCTCCAGCATCCGTCCATTGCTTTTGTTGTCCCCGTTGCGCCAACGGCAGAGGGGATAAAACTACCTGCGCTAAAATCGGAGATATACGTTGAACTTGCCCCACTCGTAACATCGTAACCACTATCGAAGTAAGGCGATGCCGTTGTGTCGTCTGTAAATGTCGACTTTGGCTTAGCTAGGAAAATAGAATAATTATTGCTATTTACACCATCCACAAAATTCCAAAGCGCCGAGTGGTAGTTTTCTATACCTCGGTAAGAGTTGGCAATAACGCGACTCGAAGAGTCTAAGATGACCCCCGTTCTATTAAGCAAAGAGAGGGTTAAACCGTTGTATTGATCATTGGCACTTGCACTTGTATTCCAGTCGTAGCCACGCCATTTGCCTGTATCGAAGTAGAATGTTCCTCTTTCTACAAGAGTAAGAATGTCCAATGCACTTCTTAGAAAGAAGTCTACAATGGCAAATCCGCTGCCAAATGCTTGCGCTGATGTACGCGCCTCAGCGCGCGTGATGCCTCCTGTTGCATACACACTGTTTGAGCAGATACTCCGCCCACTTATGCCATTAAAAGCGCCGTAATAGCGTTGAGATAGAGTTCCTCCACTATTGTCCATAAAAGCAGGATGAATAGCAGATGTTATGACACTTTCTGCCAGCGTACCGCTTGAAACGCCAGTAGTTGGATTCCAACATGTAGCGACAGGAGCGATAAACCCCAATTCGCTTATAAGATCAAGTGTAAAATTTTCTTTTGAAATCGCATAAATGTGATACGTTTTTCCCTTGTCAACAACTTTCGCTTGAATAGTATAAAATTTTGGAATTTTAACCATAACCTGCTGGGTTGATAAAATACCCGTTTGATCGGTATGAGCGTAGCTATCGGCATTGTATGCTTTTACCTCGGCACCACTACTATTTACAACATATCTTCCTATCGCGCCATAGGGGAGATTTACACTGTTGTTTAGCCATTTTGTAAAAGGAGAAATAGAAACGGTGTCGTTGTCATTTTGGCGCGTTGCCGTAGGGCTTAGCCATGCAGAGAATTCGCCAGTTCCATCTATTGTGGTAAAGTCAATATTTTTGCTGATGCGCTTGTACGCGTCATCCGTTTGGTTCCAAATAAGACCGACTACGGGAGATGTTGTTTGTTCAATATTGTTTCCGACTGATGCTAAAAGAGCATCTACTTGATCAATTGAGTATGTTGTTTCTTTATCAGCTTTGTATGTTAAACCAATAACAATCTCCTCTTCTAACTGCGCTAGAAGAGTACCTACTTCTGTTTTTGTATAAAAATATCCTACTTTTAGCGCCTTGGTTTCCACGTCATACTCAAATAGCGTTGTCCACCCATCATTTGCATGATTTCGATACTTAAAATAATACGTATCTACATCCGCCGTATCAAGCCACGACATAAACGGTGCAGGGTTTAGCGGTTCTTCATTGCCACTGTTTTGGGTTTTAACGGCCGCTAAGATAGCGTTAAACGCATCTCTTAGCGCTTTTCCTGATGTATCTTCACCACTTTTAGATTCATAATCAACTACTTGCATTTTTCCTCCTTAGTATCCTGAGCTGTACCAGTTGCACGTGCGTATAACGTCATTTCCATTGTTTTTAACATTGAGTGTAAATCCTTCCTGTGTTTCATTTTTTAGTTCTACTTCATCCCCTGTTACTGCATTGCTTATGGTTATTTGGGTATATGGTTTTGGCGCTATGTTGAACGGTTTTGAGAAAGTTATAGTTGTGGGGGTCGTAGCCGTTCCCTGCTCAAAAATATCTGGCATATCCACAGTGAAACTAAACGTAGAGACGATAGGTCTCACATTTTGATTTGTAGCAATAAGGACCATGCGCATTTTAAAACTTTGCCCCAAGTAGTCGCCTGCTACAAAAGGCTTCCACCCTCCAAAAATAAGACCATCTTGAGAAATTGCAATTTGGATGTTAACAATAAAATCATTAGCGGTGTACCCATCAATATTTTCAACGCTATCTACATCCACAATGTCATCAAAAATATTAAGCATATTTTCTGCATAAGCATCAAAGGATGCGCTCACCTTGCATACTTGTGTTGTGCCTATATCGATAACATTTGTGCTTTCATAGTACCCAACGCCATATACCGAGCCATAAGGAAAATCAATATTTGCCACGCTATCTACGTCTGCAATATCATCAAAAACAACATTGCTTTCAAGCGTTAAGTTGCCATCGTAAATTCTTGAATTGGTTTTTATTCCGCCCCAAGTTTCATGCTCATTAAAATTTGCAATAATGTTTTTAGGCAAGATGTTACTGCTTACAATAACACGCGCAGGGTTTAGCGAATAAAGTTTTTGCCCTGCTTGAGTTACGTATAGTGCTTTGACCATATAAGTGCCGCTTGTTATAGATTTAAGCATTGCTTCGCTTGTTGTAGCGACAACTTGCGCGTAGTCCCAACTTTCACCTTTGCGTACCTCATAAATGATCGGCGTTTTGGTGCTTGTTATTTTTAGCCAATAAAGATTTTGCGCGCTGTTCTCATGCAAAACGTTTATCGCTTCGATGTCATCGATGAGTGTCTGATCTAATGTTGTTTCAGTAAAGGTTGATTTATTGCCAGTAGTGTCTACGGCATATACTCGCACGTTCTGCTTCCTATCTTTGATAGGGATGGTACATGTAGTCGTTTTTTGGGAAGAGAATAAAACACCGTCTACATAGACATTAAAACTTTTAAAATCAATGGGATATAACTCATAATCCCACGTGATTTTAAATTCATCTTGCTGCTCGATATAAGATAAATTTGTAACAGGATCAGGTGGGTTTAGTTTTCCAAGGACGGTATAGTTTAGAGATAAGCTATTTCCTAATTGATCTTGAACAGTGAGATCATAAATCGTATCATCTACAACTAGATCGATATGGTTGTCATAGCTTTTAACAGAGGTATAAACACTGTCGGTTGTTTTTTTATATTTGATCGTGTAATAAAGAGAGCTGCCACTCCATGCCAATTGCATAACCGTCTCTATACTTCCATCTTTTGCATAGCGAATATAGTCTGTTGCTCTAAGATTGCTAAGTCCAAAAGCAGAAATGATAGGCACATCAATAATTGCGCTATCGTTATAGACATCCTCGTTGTATTCAAGCAAAGTGAGCTTTCGTTTAAGATCTGAGCTCGTGCTGATCTTAAGAACTCTATAAAGCTTAGAAGCTTTTCCAACCTCACCGAAGGCATATTTATCGTACTGCTCATAAACGTCTGTTATTGCCGAAGTAAACGTCAATGTATCGGTTGTGTTGTTGGTGTTTGTGACCAAATGGTCTTTGACATTATTGTATTTGTCGCTGATCTGAATGTAGTATGATTTCCCACTTTCAAGCGTGACCTCACGATCAAGGGTGACGTGTGTTAAAGTACAAGAAGTGATGCGACCACTAAAACCATATTGAGGTGTGTCGTGGCTGGTTTTTACGATGGAGCCATATTTGCAGACTAAAGAGTCTTTGTCGGCTTCTATTTCTAAGGTTTCGGTTAGGTATCTATTGCAGTTAAGCTGGTATCTGCCGTAGCTTATCGCTTGGCTTCTATCCGTGCATCCTGGCAATGTTACGGCTGTTCTGTTTTCTTCTGCAACGCTGTCATAATTTCCGCTAGAAACCTCCACAATGGTAGGATCATAATCCAAATCTGAATCGTAATAGGTCACTTCGATGACGTTGGCACGATCTAAGATAGGAAGAAACGTTTGCTTAAAGCTATCTTTTAAAATGTTTCCCATACCAAAGGTAAAACACTGCACCGGTATCTCTTCGGCTCTGTCCATTATGACTTCAAATTTTGAGCCGAACTGGACAACCGAAGCCCTACCAACGGTGCCAACAAGATCGAGCGCTTTGCGAAGTGTCATGGAGGTGTCAAACACTCCGTTAAACGTATACCCTTTATTGGTACAATGCGTCGCCCAGTCATCAAAACTAGGCAATAATCTAGCTTCTGTATAGCCGCTCTCTAAAAGCATCTGTTTTGCCACTAAGGAAGGGTTTGAAGAGTTTGCCGATACGACGCATGAAATAGTTGGCATGCTACCGCTTAATTGGTCCGTTGCTAACGCACGGATAGAAAGCAATGCCGTGCCAGGATATGTAAAATCGTCACCTAGCTCTTCTGTAATATACTCTAAGTAACACTCGCTTCCATAGCGAGACGAAGAATTTGGTGCTTCATAAAATCTGGCTCTTACATAGTATTTTGCAGGGGCAAGCCCGCTAAGACTAAATGTTTTTCTAAAAGTTGAAGTAGTGTTATTTGTAATTGTTGTATAGGGCGCAGTCGTTAAAGAGTATTGAAGATAGTTGTCGCCTCCTCCATTATAGCCCCAATAGGTAACTGGTTTTACATTCCAAGGCAATGTGTTATCATTACGATTTAAATAATTACTATTTGATTTTACAGTATTTCCATCTAGCCACCAATGTGTAAAATGCCCTACACTTTTTGCACTGTATACGACCCAATAATCGTCTGTTGGCGTATAAATGTCTGTAGAATCCCCAACCCTACTCCAGTTCACGCCATCGCTAGAAATCTCGACAACCATTTTTACACTGTAGTTAGCAATGCTTCCATCATCGGCAGCATAATATAACCCTCGATCAAACAAAAGCGTTACCGTAAGCCCTGTTACGGCATCACCACTGGTCTCAGCGACGGTGTAGTCAGTATCTATTTTTCTACCGATAGACTTGTCATAGCGCGTATTGTCGAAATTTGCGATCATGTATTGATCGTTTGTGCCCATTCTGATTTCATAAGTCACGTTGTCAAAATTTGCGATCGATTCGTCATTGATTTTAATGTCCGAAATGCTTGTAATTTGCCCATCGTTAAGGGCATATAGACCATTAAAATACTGCTTATTGTCGATGGTTTGAATGTATTTTGAGATCAATGGTGGGGTGATTTTATGCGTTCCGAAAACTTTAGGAACGGGGGTGCCTTGTGTAAATTTATTGTAGGACTCATCCCAAGAGTAGGTTGTAGAGCTTGAAAAGTCAGAATTGCTCAAGGAGCTTGTACTTGTGGCCGTAGGTAAAACGGCATTAACCAAAAGACTACCTGCGATTGCCACGCCTCCTGCGGCTACGGCTCCCCAAATAGACCCATACGCAGCAGTTGCCGCTCCACCTGTCCATGCGGAAGCGACCGCGACAACAAGCATCATGACCGAGCGCAATGCCTTGTTCCCCCCGCCGCTACCGCCACCTTTAGGCACAAACATAACGTTTATGACATCACCTTCTTCAATATCAAAAGGCTCATCTTGGATAATCGAGTTTTTAGCTAAAATGACCTCATACGCATCGTCGATCAGAAGGTCCTTAACGATCTGCGAGCTATGGCGCGCGGTCGACTTAATGACTTTAAGATCGTAAGGGTTAAGGATATTGCTATGCGTTATGATTTGCATATGTGTAAAATCCTTCCGTTATGGTCTTGTACTTAGCAATGTCATCGACGATGGCGCCCGTCTCTTTGAGCGTATGTATAAACTTTTTATCATCGATGCAGTACCCAAAATGCGTGACGATGTTTGGGTGGTTGATGTCGTACCTTAGCGCCATCACCGCTCCTCTTTGTGGTTTACATGTAACCCAATTCTTAGACACCTCCAACGCAAATTTCATGAAAATTTTGTAGTTCTCATCAAACCTTATTTTTGGGTCAATAAGGTCAATGTTGTGCTGTGTCTTATAGATGTCGCGCACGAGTGCATAACAGTCCATTTGCTCAAAAGGGATTCCGATGTAGTCCGCTAGTTTCATACGCGATATCCTTGCCCTAAGCCCATAAAGCCACCAAAGCGAGAGCTGTTGCTTTTTGCTCTGCAATCGCTTAGCGTTTTGTTACATGTAAGAGCGCTACCCGTATAGCCACAACGCGCATCTTTGAACTTAAATGAGCAAAAATCTGCATACATCTTGCGTGGTGGGTAATTTTTGTTGTAAAGGGATTCTGTTCCTAGGTTGAAAGTGACTGCATTATTGGCATTGCTAAAATCTGTGAGTTGGAAATATTCAGTCAAGACTGATTCGCTAAGATCATAGGTGTTTAAAATATGTGCGACACACGTTACGCCATTACCGTCGATGCCATTTTGCTTTAAATAGGTGTCATACATAATGATGTATTGCGACATGATCCTTAAAGTGTTGTCTAGGCTTATTTGAAAACTAGGCGTCTCACCCTTGCCTGCAGTAATCTCGCCAATATCAAAAGTAAACGCGGTAAATTCATGCTCTTGGAAGGTGATATTTTCACCATTGTTCACGACATAAACGGTCGGAGTTGATGGAATGTTTACCTCTAGCGCGCAAAGAAGTACGCTATCGGTTCCTAGCGCGTTAAGGTCGGCGATGGTTGCTAGTTTAAGATTTCGCATTTAGACCTCGAGCAATGAGACAGAAGTTGAACATCTGCCTGCGCCTACAAGTTTAAGAGAAAGTTCGTCCATATTGAACGTAACTGTATACTCTAACCCATCGACAATATTTACATACGTAAAGTTTTGCCCTTGGTATGTAATAAAAAAATTCTTCAAAATATGGTAATC